ACCAAAAAAAGATGGCAAAGGTTTCTTTAGACCTGCACCATTCACTCAACAATACAGATTGAAAACTGTTTTGGAAAAAAACCAATTAGGTTCATGGTATGGTTGGGAGATTACATCTGAGGGATTAGTCAAAGACGAAAGCTTGGTAAATAGAGCTTATAAGTTTAGACAATCTTTGATGAGTGGTAGTGTTAAAGTAAAACACGGCCAAGAAGAAGAATCAGCTAAAACACCATTTTAAGTATGGACTTTAGTAAATCCTTGGAGCAGTTTAAAAAGCTGTTCCAAGGGTCAGATACATATCATGGCCAATCTAAAAAGTTAGGTAAGAAACGATCTGACGGAAAAGATGAATGGCGCAGTTGGATAAATCCTATTCCAATGACAGATAAAAACTGGCTTGATCATTTAGAAGGTAAAGATAGTTTTGGAACTGTGCCAATTAGAGATGACTCCACAACGAGTTGGGGAGTAATAGATGTTGATAGATATAATATTGATCATAAAAAATTCATAAAAACAATTAGAGAAAGAAAATATCCATTTGTACCATATAGATCAAAATCAAATGGTTTACATTTAATTTTACATTTATCTGAAGCTGTGCCTGCAGCTGACATGAGAAAAAAAATGATAGCTATTGCATCTGATCTTGGTGTCAATGATGCTAAGACAGATATATTTCCTGCACAAGATACCGTAGACCTAACACCTGAAAAATGGGATGACAAACAAAAAGGTCAATTCGTAAATCTTCCTTACTACAATGCAAAATTTCCAACACGATGTGCAATGGATGATGAGGCACAAAGTTTATCCTTTGATAATTATATTGAGTATGTAAAACAATTTGTGATTACAAAAGAACAGTTTGATAAACTAAAAACAGCAACGGACACCGAAGATAAGCAATGGCCTAATTGTGTTAATAAATTTGTTAGAAATCAAGTAAGAGAAGGTGAGGGTCGTAATGATGCCATGTTTAACGTAGGTGTTTTATGTAAAAAAATAAATGAAGATAAAGATTATTGGGAGGCACAAATAAGAGATATGAATAAAACAATCTGCGTGCCACCTCTCACACCAAAAGAAATCGCTAAGGTTATAGAACAGGTAGATAAAAAAGATTATTCTTATAAATGTGGAACCTCAGTAGCAAGAATGTATTGTAATGGATCTACACAATGTGCCAAAAGAAAATTTGGTATTGGTTTGAATGAAGCTATACCTGAAGTAGGTAAATTAATAAAAGTTAACTCATATCCCGAGCCTTATTGGTTGTTACCAATTCAAGGTAAAGTCGTTAAGTTAGATACAAAACAACTATATCAACAGCAATTATTAGGAGAACGGTTATTAAATTACGACATAGTATGGCGACCATTGAGACCAAGCAAAAGAGATCCTGACCCTTATAGAGATTGGCTAGAAGAATTAATATCAAATAAACAAGACATGGAGGGTTTCGATGGTGAGGAAGAGAAAAAAGAAGTATTTAATACTAGGATAATAAAATTCTTTGAAGATACAGATACTATTACAGAGTTTGATCAAATAGAGCACGATAATATTTATCAAGATGGAAACGAGATTAGATTTAAGTTAGAAACATTTAGACAGTTTATGAAAAAACAAGGCTATAACTGGTCAGAAAAAGAGTGTACAGTATTCTTACAGGGAGCCGGTTGTGATAAAAAAGCAAAATTCCAAGGCATCCAAGCTAGACACTGGGTTGCCACGTTACCAAAACAAACAGAACATAGAAACAAAGATGTCAAATTTACTAAAGCAAAAGCTCCATGGGAAAACAATTAAATTTTTTGGCCCACCAGGCACAGGAAAAACACATAGACTTTTAAAAAGGGTTAAAAGATTTTTAAAACGTGGGATGTCTCCTGATGAGATTTGTTATATCTCTTTTACAAACAAAGCTGTTGAAGAGTGTAGAGATAGAGTGAGAAAACAATTTAAAGGTTATGATGAAGATGATTTCAAATATTTTAGAACATTACATAGTTTAGCTAGACAGCAGTTTGCAGACATACCTGTGTTAGATCCTAAAGTAGATATGCTGCAGTTTCATACACAATACGGCACAGTAAAACTTAATTACAAACCAACTTGGGATGACCAAAGAGTTTATAACAACTGGTCTTTACAAATTTATGACAGAGCAAGAAATATGAAAATGAACCCAATAGATCTATACAAAAAAGAACCTAGAAAAAAAGTTAGGTTACAGCAATTTAAATCTATTATTGCAGGATATGAACAATACAAAACCTACGAAGCTAATCCAGGTGAGTTTAAAAATGACAGGTTAGACTTTACGGATATGGTACAGAAATATATTGAATCAGGTTTAGCAATACCATTTAAAGTTTTAATGGTAGATGAAGCTCAGGATCTTACCCCTCTGCAGTGGGACATGGTTGTGAAGTTAGCCTTAAACTCTAATAAAGTTTATATTGCAGGTGATGATGATCAAGCTATCTATGAATGGAATGGAGCTGATGTTTTATTTTTTCAAACGTTTCCTGGTAAAGTAAAAATATTAAAAGAATCACGTAGATTAAATAAGAAAGTACATTTTTTTTCTAAATGTATTTTAAATGGTATGGAGGGACATCGAATACAAAAAGAATTTACCTCGAATGGAACTGACGGTGAGATTTATAAGTGGAGCACCTTAAAAAAAATACCTTGGGAGATACAAGGATCTTGGATGGTGCTTTCTAGAATCAATGATGTAAAAAAAGAATTACAGGATGAGGCAAGAAAATTAGGTTTATACTTCCAAGATATGCGTGGAAATAAATCTTTTGATATCAACCAATGGAAAGCTATCTGTGACTGGCAAACAATATGTGACGGTGGTGCCATAACAAGAGAAGATGCATGTAACATGTACAACTATCTTTTAAACATAGATCACGGCTACCGGTCAACGGACAGCAAAAAGTGGAGCTTCGCTCACCCGAATCAAGTCTTCAACTTTGAGCAACTACATTTACAAGGTGGGATGGTAGAGGAACGTAAACCTTGGTTAGATGCCTTTCAAAGAAAGTTTAAAGATAAGGAAAAAATATACTTTAGAAAGCTTCTAAAAAGCGAAGTTAATTTAGATGTCAAAGCACGAATCATTATAGATACAATACATCAAGTAAAAGGAGGGGAAGCAGATAATGTTGTAATATCAGCTAAATGTAATTTCCCTTCTCATTACGATAGAAAAAATCTTGAGGAGAGAGTTAAAGAGTTAAGAGTTTGGTACACAGGCGTTACACGAAGTATTAATACTCTACACTTACTCGGCACCTATCATAAATATCATTTCCCCTTGAGTAAATATTATAAATTGTATAAAAGTAACTATGCCTAAGAAACAAATTGGTGGATCTCATTATAAATCTTTTGTCATCGAACCGTGGACTTTTATACAAGAAAACGAACTGAATCCATTTCAAGCTAACGTAATAAGATATACGTGCAGATACAAAAACAAAGGCGGAATACAAGATTTAGAAAAAATTATTCATTATTGTGAGATGGAGATAGATTTTATGAAGAAAAAATTAGCTGACGATTCTCATGAAAAAGAAGAAGAGTGGGCACAAATGATAGCTCAAATGCAAGACACATGAGTCATCAATTAAATTTTATTTATAATGATAGCGATTGGGTTGCGCCATCAGAATATCCTGATTTAAGACATGCTAACGAAGTAGCAATAGATTTGGAGACTAAAGATCCAAATCTAAAAACAAAAGGATCTGGCTGGGCAACTTTTGATGGTGGTATTGTGGGTTTTGCTGTAGCTGCATTAGGTCAGCAATGGTATTTTCCAATACAGCATGATGCTGGGGGTAACATGGATTTAGCAGTCACAACTGCATTCATGGTTGATTTACTTAAAAGACCTAGCACAAAAATTTTTCATAATGCGTCTTATGATGTTGGTTGGTTACTTGCTAATGGCTTTGAGATAAATGGTAAAATTGTAGATACCATGGTAGCTGCAGCTTTGATTGATGAAAACAGATGGAGCTTCTCTCTTAATGCATGTGCAAAAGATTATCTAGGTGAAATTAAGAATGAAACATTTTTAAAAGAAAAAGCTAAGGAGTGGGGCATAGATCCTAAACAAGATTTATGGAAGATGCCTGCAGGTTATGTTGGGTTTTACGCAGAGCAGGATGCTGCTCTTACATTAAAGCTTTGGCAAAGATTTAAATCAGAAATACAACAACAATCCATAAATGACGTTTGGGAGATGGAGATGGAACTTTTACCTATTCTAATAAAAATGAGACAGATTGGTATTAGGGTAGATGAGTATAAAGCTGCATTATTAAAAAAGGAGTTTAAATCAAAAGAAAAAGATGTCTTACGTAAAATAAAAAAAGAAACAACATTAGATATTGATATTTGGGCTGCAAGAAGTGTAGCTAAGGTATTCGATAGATTAGGAGTAGAGTATCCAAGAACTGCTAAATCTGATGAACCATCCTTTACAACTAATTGGTTACAAAACTGTGAGCATCCGATAGCTGGTTTAGTTAGAGAAGCTAGAGAAATAAATAAATTTCATTCAACATTTATAGATTCAATACAAAGATATGTGCACAAAGGCAGAATACACTCTGAAATAAATCAGTTAAGATCAGACCAAGGTGGAACTGTATCGGGCAGACTATCTTATGCAAATCCCAATCTGCAACAAATACCAGCTAGAAACAAAGAGTATGGTAATAAAATTAGGTCTCTATTTCTTCCAGAGGAGGGCAGACAGTGGGGTTCTTTCGATTATTCACAACAGGAGCCACGGTTGGTGGCACACTACTCAGCGTCTATCGGAGAACGTCTAGATGGATCTGATGAGTTCATACAAGCTTATGCAGATGAGTCAGCTGACTTTCATCAAATCGTAGCTGACATGGCAGGTATTTCTAGGACCCAAGCTAAAACAATCAACTTAGGTTTATTTTATGGGATGGGTAAGGCGAAGCTCTCCAAAGAACTTGGTATTGATAAAGATAAGGCAGAAATCCTTTTAAACAAATATAATTCAAGGGTTCCTTTTGTAAAAAAATTAGCAAGTGCTGTAACGCAGTCAGCTAGTAAGTTTGGTTTTATCAGAACTATTAAAGGTCGAAAATGTAGATTTGATAAGTGGGAACCTGCAACTTTTGGTATGAATCAGGCCATGGATTATAATGAAGCTAAAGCCAACTACGGTAATAATATTCGAAGAGCATTCACATATAAAGCTTTGAATAGATTAATACAGGGTTCAGCTGCAGATCAGGCAAAACAAGCTATGATTGATTGCTATAAAGCAGGTCATTTACCTTTATTGCAAATACATGATGAGTTATGTTTTAGTATTGGAACTGATCAAGATATTAAAATTATTAAAGATAAAATGGAAAATGCCGTGGAGAACTTAAAGGTGCCTTTCAAATGTGATGTAGCATTAGGTAAAAGCTGGGGGGACGCAAAAGATGATTTATAATTTAAAACTGCAAACTTTAGATATTCAAAAAGAAGTATGTGATGAATTACTTAACATTTATGGTTGGTGCCAAAAAAATAACTTTTACTCTTCAGAGATTGTAACCAACGGCCTAATTACTTGGAATGTGTTAAATTTTAAGGAGCAAGGTAAATTTAAATTTGATTATATTAAAAAGGTGTTACAAAATATATTGCCTGTAAATAGAGAGGTTTATAAATTAAAATACATGGCTACTACAGAAAATGGTTGCTTTACCAAAAGAATGTATAAATTAAAAGAGGAGTATAGTTTTATACTTAAACTAAGAGGTGATAAAGTTACGATTGATTTTAATCCATTTGAGAAAATTGATTTAAAAATAAATGAGATGGCTTTTTTTAGCTCTGATTTAGAACATAGTTTAGAGCCAGTAAACAAGGATACTATTTTAGTTATAGGAGGTATGGATGAACGAGACGATAAAGCATATAAAAAATACCCAGGTCTTCGAGTGCCTAAGATGTAGAGGTCTTAGAGAAGTTTGGGTTTGGAAAGACACGTCAGAAACAGAAAAGATTCGAATAGACTGTCCAATGTGTAGCCCACAACGGCCACCGGAAGAACTAAGAGATCTTGGCATTATTTAGTGAAAATAAAACCTATAACTTTAAAGTTTGCAAACGCCTATATAGAAAAATACCATAGGCACAGTAAAAGATCACAAGGGTGCAAATTTTGTATAGCCGCGATAGACTCAAATGAAAATATATTAGGTATTGCTGTTGTTGGTAGACCTGTTGCTAGAAAATTAGATGATGGTTATACAGGTGAAATTTTAAGAACTTGTACAAATGGAACTAAAAATGTTAACAGCTTTCTATACGGTGCATGCGTTAGAGTATGGAAAGAGATGGGTGGTAAAAAGATAATTACTTATACACTCGAAACAGAGTCAGGCATAAGCTTAAAAGCAGCTGGTTTCATTAATGATAGCATTACAAAATCATTTCCAAAAGGTAAAGGCTGGACCACAAGAAAAAATAGGGAGTGGCAGCCAAAAGTCCACTCATTAATTAAATTAAGATGGGTAAAGATTATTTAGGTTTTCTTTTTGGTAATAGGCTTTGTTCTTTTGTAGTCTTTCCATTTACAATTATATGTGTGGAGTCCTGTTTCAGTAAGAATTTTAATAACGTGGCCTCGCTCTGTTGATTCAACGTAATGCCTAATATAGTTAGGAATGTCAGCATATGAATCTCCTTTGTTTTGAGTCATAGATAGCCTGTCTTATAAATGATTTTTTGATAGGTTGCTAGTATTTTTTACTAGCTGTTTTCAACAAGACCTTGAGATGCATCAATTACACTTTGTTCATTGATTCTTTTTTTCAGGTCTTTAATTTTTATATCAATCCACTTCATATCAGTAGTTACTCTACCCTGTTGTAACGCCTGACTGGCCCACTTGGACTCCAACTGAAGCTTCTCCGATATTAGCATTTGTAGTGCCATTTTTTAGCTCCTCTAAAGTGATGAAAACTCTTTTTGGTGTATAAAGAGGTTCATCTTGTGTTTTGATTTCACCATTGGTCAGTTTTTTCTCGAACTGTCGTAAAGCCAAAACATCGTTGTCAGCCTTAATTATCCCATCATAATACTTTCCTTCCGATCGTATCTGAATTCGATAATTCTTCATAAGAGATTATATAACAAAATGTGGTATAAATACAACCCTAAGCACCTACTGCTGGTGTGCATGTATATTTAGTGGCTAATCTGTTCTTCTCTACAATATGTTGTGGCACTTCCATCAACAAACTTACAGACTCTTCGTGTGCTTTTAATGTGCATTCATACCAAGAATTAAAATGCTCAGGGTAAACAACTCCTGGTGAACAGTCGAATTGTAAAAAAGAACACACATATATTGTCAGTACGAATTTCAATTAATCTCCCATTTAATCCTTGCATTTAATATCTGATTTGCTATAAAGGCTACACAAATAAAAGGAGTATAACATGGATACAAAGGACAAAAAACCTGGAACGCTGTTAAAAGAGATGTTGTATAATTTAACGCAGCCAACAGCGCCAGCAACTAACATCAGAGAAGTGGATTTTAAGAAGGATCATGATGATGTTGTACAAACCATTGGTGCTGATACTGAAGCTATCTTAATTACTTATGAAAGAGATAAGGGTGAGATGAAGTTATTTCACAATGGTGAAGAAATAGACAAAGCTGTTTTTGCAAAAAAGTTAAGAGCAGAAACAGGCTTCTTTGCAATCTTTGATTACATTCAAGATAAGTTTAAATCTTGGAGGACAGCATGGATGTAAAGTTAAAATCAAATTCTAAAGCTTTCAAGAAGTTTGTAGAAGATGTAGATAATGTATTATCAAAAGTACATTCGCATGATAAGGAAGGTAACATAAATGATTGTACCTCATCTAATTTTGTAGAATCTAGAGATAGACTTACAAACATAGAAATAGATTTTAAGGATGGTCATCCTTGTAGAATCTTAAACATTTGGGTTGCAGCTGATTTTGTGCAAGACGAAGTAGATGCATTAATCGATCAGAACGAAAAGAGGGACGCATGAAATACTTTCCGAGATTGATTTTATTTCTTTTAATATTAATCATACCACCAAAAGTTTTACTTATTTTAATAGGTTTAATTTTTTATGGTATTTTCAACTAAGGATAATTATGAAAAATATAATAATCATAACAATTTTTTTACTTTTAAGTGGTTGTGGCTACACAGTGACTTTAGGTAAAAAGTGTACACCAGGACATACAGAGTGGTCTTATGTTTGGTTTATTGAAAAGGAGGGCAAAAATGTCAGCAGAAGTAACTGTAAAGATACCCGTCAAGACTTGGCAAAGTAAACGGATTGATGCTATTAACCGTAAGATCAAGAGGTGCCTTAACAAGAGGGCAGCAACTGAGGCTTACATGTGTGAGTATGAAAGAGTATTCAATTCTAAATTCGAAACTAAGAAGGAGTATAAGTCATGGATACGAGAAAATGGAAAAGCGTAGCTGTAGATATAGATAACTATAAAATCATAACAGCTATGGGCGAAAAAGGTTTTAGAAGACCAGGAGCAATGATAGCAAAGCTTGTTGATTCTGAACTTAAAACCATCGCAAAAAAAACTGGTAAATCTGTAGAGAAACTAAGAGCAGATTTATTAGTACAAGGAGGACGTAAACTCAATGGACGATAGTAGTAATAAAACAACTAAAAACGAAAAAATAACTATAGAGATTAACGAGTCTACAAGAGGTAAGACCCATGCTATGGCAATAGAGTTAGCGCTAACACTTAGCAAGCAGCTTCAGCCGTGGAAAAGGCACGTAAAAGGGCTCACAATCAAGAAAAATAATAAAATTTTCAAAAAAGTATCTTAACCAAGATATAGTATGGTAGGTGCAAGAAAACACTTGATATTGTGCCTACCATTTGTTACAGATCACCTGTATTCCTCATAACCCGATGAAAAGTAGAGGTTCAATCTACTTAGATTACCGAACACCGAACAGAACATTTTTTTAATTAACAATTAGGAGATTGTTTTGGCACAGATAAAGCGAAAGCCATTGAGTGAAGTATTTGATAGAGGTTTAGAGAAGTTAGTGATGATAAGTCCTAACAAAAAAACCTATGACGAATTAACTTCAATCATGTTTCAACTTTATAATGGTAATGATTATGGAATGGGGAACTTTAGTCTACAGTTTTTAGATAAAACTGAGAGAGCTTGGCGACAAGGACGAAAAAAAGTAGCGAAAAACTTGGGTTTGTCTTTGGTTAAGAATGTATAGCCACCAGTTACTATATCCATATCATGTCCTTTCCAAAACTGGTGGTTATGCAAATGGCACTTTTTGATAAAATTTATACAGGCACCGAAGTCGAAGAGATGAGCGGTTTAGAAAGAACTTATTTCATAAACGATATTTTTGTCGACTACAAGATGTGTAAAGATCTCCATCAAACCAAAATGGAGGCTTTTTATCT